CGCGTTTTTGGGCCGCTATATCCTCGGCCTCAAACATCCTTTGTCTAGCAACATCAAGGACGTTCTGAGTATATGGGTTCATATAGTCTTGCGCTGTTTGTGCGTCAAACGTCTGTGCGCCGACAGTCTGTGACGTTACTGGCTGAAGACCTCTAATCCCCTGCATTGCCGCATCAAGGTCAGCTTGACCCGTGCCTTGCATATCCCTAATTCTTTGGAATGCATCTAGCTGGTCTTGAGAAAAACCCTCAATGCGTGGACCATCATACGTCTGATACGGTTCTTTTACTAGGTCTGCGGCCCTGTCAAGGTTCTCTTTCAGCGGTGTTTTAATATAGTCAGGTATGTCTGTAGTGCGAGTGGTTGTCTTACTACCTGATTTGCAAAATGAACCCATTTATTATCTCCACAAGAAGTTTCTTGTTTCCCCTGTTATGACTGTTATGCCCAGTTGTTTGCCAAACATTTTGAACAGCCTTGATTTTACCTCTGTATCAACTGGACCAAGATTACCTATAACAAGAGGGATGCCAGCCTGAACCGCTACATCCCTCGCGTGTGCAACCATTTTAAATATGGCCCTAGTTTTTCTAGCTTCTGGTGCTACATAGGTGAACTGGTCAAATATGGCAAAGTCGTCTGACCACCAAAACTTATCTGCCCTTATACCCATTATAGCCCTTGGGATGCCTTGCACTTCTGCAATTATTATACACCCCATTTCACGGCAGTGCCGTATGACATTAACAACTTTATCTAAATTAATAGTTCCCATGCCCGCTTCCCGGTGCATGTCCTTCAAAAGTTCTAATATTAACTCGTCATCATGCTGTGTTGCGGCCCGAAGATTTATTTCTGTCACGGTATTTCCTTAATGCACTCATGCGTTTCTTCTCAAGAAGCATGATACCCTTATCATAATTACCGTCACCCTCTTCCATAATCATCTCGTGTGGCATGACATACTCTTTATTAGAAAGCATGATTGGACCAACTAGGTCATCCTTAGGTCCACCAGCCCCCTTAACTTCCCCAGTTGGATGGCGCGGTAATCCGTCCTTGGCGTTGATTATACCCGGCATTTCTGTAAAGAACCGATGTTCTCCGCCAACCAAACCATAGTTTGAAAAGTCTGGCATGTCTACGTTTCTAACAAATTTACTACCCATAACACCCTCACCATCTCCATCATCTACTGGAACACATGCGTTCGTTGCAGAGTCCAGCTTGAAGCCAGATGGACATGGGTCTAGCGGGGTTTGTCCGCGCTGGCCACCGCCACCGCCGCCGCCTGTAGGGGGATTTACTAAATTAGAGTATATACCTGTATAGTTTGGGTCTGGCTTTCCTGAGTAAGTAACATTACCAGAGTCACTCATCTTCAGTGTGCCGCTATCAATATCTAGTTCTAATTTGCCAGAATCTTCATTAAACTCTGCACCAGAATCAAAGAACTCCATGACATTGTCTCTACGCCTATCCATATTGGACCGACCAGTAAGCGCAGACATAATACCGCCAATAGGTGCAAAGTCAGCTACCCTACCTAGAAGTCCACCCCTAGTCGCGCTGTCCGCAAAAGCACCCATGCTTGAAACATTAGGGTCACGAGGCTGGTCGCTCCTACCTTCATAGCCTGTCTTGTCAAAGCCCTGTAAGTTTCCGCCGCGTCCAGTAGGGCCACCGCGTCTCCCAAAAATGTCCGCGTCATACGCTGGGTCGTCCTCATAACCGCCGTACAAATTACCAGACCTAAAGTTTGTGACTGAAACATTAGGGCCTTGATTTCCAAAGGTTGGTGTGTTGTATGCAAAGCCGTCATCAGAGGTTGCGCCGCTGAAGTTTACATTTCCTTGCCCCTCACCCATGCCAAAATTACCTATTGGAGTACCGTCCTGACCCTCATTCAAACCACCAGCGAAGGATTGATTGGCCATACCTATGCTTGAAGCGGACCGTGCGCTATAATTACCGCTTGACGGATATGAAGGGTTTGCCGAAAAATAGTTTTGGGCCGCTTCATTGTAGCTTCCGCTTGTATCTTGAGATGAGTCGTCACTTCTTCCGCCACACATTATGCTAATATCCCTTTGTTTCTAAGTGCTTGTATTACCGTAGCCAGTACGTTAGCAACGTCCGCAGTCGTTGCAGTGCCAGCGTTCAAATCTTTATCCTGAGTAAAGTTACTTACAGAAAAGCTAACATCTGGGTCACCCGTGTTAGCCGCTTGGTTAATCTTCTCTATCTCGTTCTCAAGTTCATCTATAAGAACGTCACCCCAGTATCTTAAGTCTTCAGTCGGTCTGGGTAGCGTAGCCATTATCTCTCACCATCTGCTTGCATATCGACTCTTGTAAAGCCAAGACGCCAACCCGTGCCGACTGAGTTACTTTCTGCTTTGATAGACATCTGCCTTCCTCGCAACCTTGGATTAATTCTTTCCGTAGATGCGGTGACTGGAAATGGTCCTTTAGTTGTAAAACTGGACATAGCGTCTTTTCTTGTTTTAAAGGTAACGTCAACCGTTCCGCTTGTTTCAATGTCAGGCAATGCGCGAGTGACGAACATAACCTCTTGACCGTCCCCAATGTCCATGTCTGCCGACTCAATATAAGACTGCATAGCCGCACCATCTGCATCCTCACCGATTTCATGAGAGTATAGATATCCGTTAGTTGCGGCACCTGTGTTGTTCGGGAATGTCGATGCGTCTGTCCACGCCGTCCTGTCCATTGTTCCGACATCCCAGACGTTCTCACGATAATTATACTTAACATATCTATTGTTCTCGTTATTAGAGGAATCTGGATAGAACCAAAACACCTCACTGTGTTCTTTATCTAGCCCAGCCACAACCTTCTCAACTTGGATAGGGTTAAGGTCTTCAAACACAAAGTTGTTTACTGGTCCAATGAGTGGCCTAACTGTACCATCAAAGGCGAAGAACTGATTGATGCCCATCCAATAAACAATACCGCCTACCTCAACAGCGGCAAGCGGTCCACCAAGCCCACATCCTGTAGCCAACTCACGAAAGCCAAATGTATAAGGTGGCCCACGAAACGTCATGGAGTGTAGACTTGTGTCAGTCCAAATCAATATCTGACCACGAGTTCTTCTCGCGCCAATAATCTTAGAACCACCAGTCAGTCTCTGTGAACCCGCAGTATTTGTTGCGGCGGCTGTCCACGTTCCTGTTGTTTCTTGACTGGCAAACTTAACTGTCAACGGGTCATCCGCACCAAGCGAAACTAAATGTCTATCTGGTGTGGATACGATAACGCCCCTTGATGTGTTTGGCGTTTCGCTGTCACCTGTAGATGAGTCTGTTATTTGTGTTGCCCTAGTACCTACACCAGCGGAAGCATCCCATGTCATAAGGGGGTGACCAATAACTGATGCAACTAAATCCTCACCAAATATATCGAATGACCAAGTTCTCGCATCAATCTCAAGACCTGTGGTATTTGCTGGTACATTCCATCCGCCACCGCTTCTTGCAGTGTTCCAAGTCCCAACACCCCAACCAAAATCAAACACAGAGTCAGGTTGACCGGGGTTTAGAAGGTATTGAAATGATACCGTGCCACCTACAGAGGAACCTGTTGATGTGGCGTTGCCAGAGGCTGTGATACTAAACGAGTTTGTGTTAATAAAAGTAATTGTAAACTCTGTACCAGCCGCCCAAGATACACCATTAAAACTAGCGGCACCCAGTATAATTCTGTTTCCGTCAACCATGCCATGTGCGGCAGATGTAACAGTCACTGTTGGTGAACCGTTAGTTACACTAAATGCGTTACTAAGGTTGCCAGATGAAATAACTGGAGTCACATCATATAGCACACCACCCTTAAGTATATATAGATGTGTATGTGTGCCGACAGCCATGAGGGCGTTACCATCGTTATCCCTCCACTGTACGAGACCACGGCAAGAACCAGAGAATTGATTTTGAGTTAGCTTTTGCCACCCCTTAATTTTTTCTGCCTTGCCATTCCAGAATCGTATCTTATCAGAATCAATCCATCTGCCCTCGGATGAATAGCTAGTATCATCCTTTACAATTCCCGGCATAAATTTTAAAGTAGCTAATGGCATGACATACCTATGATGGCTGTGTTATGGATGCTGAACTACTTGCGGTAAAAGTTCCGCCCAAAACGAGCGCGCCCTTACTCCAACTGGGTGGATTAGTGGCTTTAAATCCAAACCATGTATAACCAGCACTGTTTGCGGCACTTACGTTATCTATAGCCCATGTAATAATACCATAATTATAAGTGTTAGATGTGTTGGTAATGGCACTTATAGTTCCGTCAGCATTCCAAGTAATGCTATACCCTCTTGCCCCACCAGTACTACCGTTATACCCAGCGTTCCAAGCCGCGACTACATTAGTTACTGCACTGCTACTTGTACCACCGTACAAAACCACATTGTTGTTGTAAGCAGTTACATCTTCATTTTGTGAAATTGAAATACTTGCACTTGTAATAAATCCAGTCCCCGCACGAAAAACAGGTTGCCAAGCTACAGCATTTGCACCGGGAGAAATGCTTGATGGTGCGGCTGTACTGCTTTGTGAGGTAACACCAAATCCATTCTCGTTAAACTGATAAGACATCCAGACTCTGATATCTCGATTTGCGCTTGACGCTGAAGAATAAAAGTCACTAAGGCTAACCTCTCCAGACTGCGGAACAGAACTGTTTGAGGCATTATCCTCAACATTACCTCCGCCCCGATAATACTCAGACAACCCATCGGGCGCAGTGCCACCAAAATTTGTTCTAAGCTGAGATACGCTTATTTGACCAGAATCAGGTAGGGCCATTTAAACTGTTCCAAATGCTGTTAGGTCATTAATTGATGTTATATGACCGTCAGTTGCTATCTTTGCTTTTGCTGTGCCACCGTAGGAAAATACTAGGTTGTTATTCGAGTCCACTGATATATCCCAAGCGGAGCCGACATTAACCAAACTTAAAGATGAACCCAAAGAAGATGATGCGTTAGCGAATGATATCTGACCAGAACCGTCCGTTTTTAAAACTTGATTAGCATTTCCATCTGCCTGAGGAAATGAAAGCCCGTCAATGACAACAGAACCAGTTCCGTTTGGTGTTATATTAATGTCGCCGTTTGTGTCGGTAGACGTAATTGAATTACCATTGATGTTGATGTTGTCTACATCTAAGTCACCAGTTATATCGGTTGCGCCTGTAATTGCTGTGTTACCACTAATTGTTGTGGCACCAGCCGCTAGAGTTCCAGAACCAACTATGTTGGACGAGACGTTGAGTATACCAGTTACATCCACGCCGCCTGATACGGCCTCTGCTTTTGTTACACCGTTGTGTCTAAGCTGATTAGCAGAACCCTCGGACAGGGAGTAAACACTGTTAACGCCGTCAGTGTGTATAATACCAGAGGAGTTTGCAAATACTGTCGTTGTTGTCGCGCCATTACCAACCTGAAATGTGATGTTCTGGGAGTAACCGTTGATAATGTTAATTATCTTTTTAACGGATGACGGCAATGTAACGGTGACCGCACCAGATGGTGAACCAGTATATCTATACGTTGCGTATCTTTCTTCTTGACCAGATGTGCCATCAGTTGGTGCGGAAACAGTTTGTGACGTAGCACTAGAAGAAATTGTGTAAATTTCTGCCATTGCCTCGTCAATGATATCAAAGTTAGTATTGGTAATATCACCCCAAGAGTTGGCGTTCTCACCCGACCCTTGTTTTTCAATTCCTAAGTTGGTGTAGGTTGACGGCATTTTATCCTCTTTCTCGACTTAATATAATATATCATAGTCTTAGTATTGGCGGCTTAACTATCTTACAGGGTCCACCCAAGTTACACTTGCGGCAGAAGAACGGGGTGTCCATGTACCCGTACCTCTGCTTGTCGTTGTCCAGTTTTCTGTAGCTGTTGGAACTAGGTCAGCCCAATCCTCGTATAAGTTGTCTCCGAATGTATCTTGGGTAAATGTAAATGTTAGTGTGCCAAGATTT